GAGATGTACTGCACCACAGATTACTGTGAAATTAAAATAAACAAGTAGTCTTCTGTGGTAAAATAGACTCATAATGTCTACTCCATCAAACCTATATGCCGAAAAAGCCTTTGCTGAGCATCCGACTGGCCTATGGGCTTTGGATGATAACGCAGACTATGTTTCTTTAATTTCAGAGGCTCAGAGAGATCTCTCTAACGGTATAAAGTGGACGGTAACGGGTGGAACTGTATCTATATATCCACAGTCAGTAGATGAACCATTTATTGATAGTTATGTTCATAGAATCGTTGCTACTCCGACATCTAGTGAGTCTGCATCTATTGTTGCAATAAGCGACGAGATCATGAATCTTAACGAACTTAATGCCTATCTAAAAACATTTTGTGTTGGAGCATATTTCTATTCTGAAAGCACCTACATTGCTGGTTTTGAAATTGGGTACAGGTATGAAGATCCAACTAGCGCAGAGATAATCACACACTTAAAAAACTATGACACCATAATCAACAACAACTGGGTTTTTGTGTCAGAAACATTTGATATACCTCCAGAGGATGCACAGATTCAACTAGTCTTTAAGATTAACTTTATTGGAGGCTCAGGCATAGAGGATGCATTTTTAGTAAACGGAATAACCTTTGGACAATGGTCAGAAGAGTTTTCTTCCACATCTCTTGGGATAACACCAATAGACATTCCATCAGCAATCGCAATTGCTCCACAAAAAGGCGTTGTTGCAAAATGTTATGGTCTGCAAGAACTTAATGGATATTATTTAGTTTCTGACAAGATGCTTAAAGCAAAAAATCTAGGAATTCCAATTGTCTATGGAACATCTAGTTTAACGGCACTGTATCCAAATGGAATAAACCCATCAATCATAATTCCTGGATTAGGATTTTTAAATGAGTCTGGAAAATTTAAAGAGTATACTTTAGAAACTTGGCTCAGAGTTAACGCATATACAAATGATAGAAAACGAATCATTGGCCCCATAGCATCTGATGATGGAATCTATGTTGATGGTCCTTCAATTGGATTAAAGATAGGCGACGAGTATCAAACATATTATGTTGGCGAATGGACAAGGCCAATGCTCGTACACCTAAGACTTGGAAAAGATGTTGCCTCTCTTGTAATTAATGGGCAAGAAGTTATATCTTTTACTTATGATCCTGACACATTAGATTTCCCAGAAATGATTTTAAATGGAAAAGAGCAAGACTGGATAGGCTTTTATGCACACGAAGATGTTTTCCCAATTGATATAGACTGTGTAGCAATTTATCCATATGTTATCCCTACTGCTGTTACAAAAAGAAAGTTTGTGTTTGGTCAGGGTGTAGAAATACCAGAAAACATTAACACATCGTATAGCGGAACTTCTGTTTTTATTGATTATGCTTTTGCAAATTATTCTGCTAACTATCAGTATCCCAAAATTGGTTCTTGGAAGCAAGCCTTTAACGATAATACTTTAATTCAGGGCAAAGGTTTATCAGTATCAAAAAATCCACTTCCACAAATTCTTCTGTCTTCAAAAACACAGGATGAGTTGTTTTCAGATTGCAATGCTATCCAGTCATCAGACACATTAAACTTTTTTTCATTTAAACCAAATCCTACCTGGGACACCGTTTCTGGGCATATCTTGTTTGAAAATTTTGATTTCTTAAAAAGTCCTGTGTCCGCTTTTTACGGATGCTTTAGATTGCCACAGTCATCTCCTCAATCACAAACTCTCTTTAGAATTGAAAAAGAAAACAGCAATAGTTATTTTGCAATAGAGTTGCTTAATAATCAAATATCGTATTCTATGAATTATAACGGAACCTTACAAACGCTATACTCACCATTAGTGGCTGAGCCAGGAGAGTTAGTCGATGTTGGATTAAATATTCCAGCCTTTGTTGAAAGATTTGGAGATCAAGCGTCAGACTTCTTTGGATCTTTATCTGATTTGAGATTGTATGCAGGTGGAAAAAAGAACAACACTTCAACTTTCACTGGTAAAATTTATAAGATTGGCTTTTGTACAAAATACAATTTTCAAAAAATCAGGGGATTATTTAATGAACTAGGCGTACCAATATGGAACGAAGACCTATTCGCTATATATCAAAACAATCAGTTAGTCGGTATAGATGGTGGAATAGACACAACCTCAATGCCACCTTCTGGAGGTCCAACTTCAACTGCTCTTGGTGCCATATCTGGTGGAGGGGTTTTTATTGATGATGAAGACGCACTTATTGATCATGTTGCAAGTTATACCCTTGCTCCTAATAAGGTCTTTGACACCTATAAACTATCAGTATCTGCAAATGCCTACTGGGAAGATCAAATCCCACTAACTTATTTTGCTGAGTCTGTTATTGATAAAAGAGGAGACCAATATTTTGATCTTGACTTTATTCAGTTTAACATAGACTATCCAATAACATCAAAAACAATTGCAATAGAGACCGACCCAGTTGACTGGACATACGCAGAACTTGCAAATGAATATGGTCTGCCAGTTCAAAGAACTTATGAATCACTTGACAATTATTTATTTACTGGGTATAACGATTACGAAGATCTTAAAAATAAAATAGCAAAAGATTATAGGTATGATACAGACGGAGCCATTGTAAAAAGTTATGTAACTTTCCAATACACTGAACTAGGAGCAAACGCAACACCGTTCTATTTTACAAAAACAGAAAGACCTTCTAGAAATGGCATCCTGGTTCCTGGAACAGACTGGATGACAACAAGATATGAAGTTGTAGATAACATGATCATTTATCCACCTTCAGGGGTAGACTTTAATGATCTTTCTATTGTCACACATATTGACATGAACATCAAAGATTCTGATATTGGAAATGTTATTATTAAAAAACTTTCTTATGCCTCACAAGCATTAAACGAATCTGACGCAAGTCCAATCGGAACAAGGTTTGGAACTCCTATTTATCCTTACACAAAAACAGGAATATATTATGACTTTAAAAAGCAAAACCCATTCTCGATATATAGTGGATCATCATCATATCTTTACCTAACCAAGACAAGCGGAATACAGGTTAGAGGAAAGTATGACCCACTAGTAAACAGAGGTCTTTTGATTCCAATCAATACTAGCAGAGCAGATGATTTTAAAGCAATCGCAATGCAGATGGCCGTTAGATTTGATGGAGATTATTTCCCTTACGCACCTACACAAATATTTGAGATAGAAAGTAAAACTGCATATCTAAAATTCTACATGGTTGCAAGCGATCCAAGCGGAAGAAGAGCAAAGATTTATGCAATAGATGCAAAGACTGGTTTAGTTCAAAATGGCATAGGTTTTTATTGGAATGGGAAGGTTGTTAAAGAACCAGTTCTAACTCTTCAAGAGTGGGGATTCTTGGGTATAAGTTTTGCTGACAGCCTAATATTCTCATCTTTCGAGGGAGCAATAAGATTGACAGGGCCACTGCTATTTAATAGCATCTCATACTACCAGTCAACAAACCTACAAGAGGTTCAGAACGTCTCAGACAGACCATGGTTTAGAGTTAAGGTTTTGTCTGGCTCTGTCCTAGACTGGGAATTTTGGGATTCTCCTTCATTTAACTGGCAGAATGTTCTTGTTTTAGCAGAAAAGAGTTTTTATGGAGTTAATCCAGCAGAGGTTTACAAGAGTTATACGGGAACCAATAAGTTAATTGTTGGAGATGATACCCCTGTAACGTTAAAGGATTACGGATATTCTGTGTATACGGATATTAACTGGGTCAAATACGTTGTCGATCCAGTATGATATGGTATACTTATGGTTATGGATTCTTTAATAAACCCAAAAACTGGTGAGCCAATTGTAAAAAATGTTAGACGACAAGTCATTGAAAAGAACTATGACTGGGGTCTTTATGTATACAAGAAGGCAAATGGCAAGTGGTTTACTGATGGAAATGGCTCAGTCCTTAATATCCCTTCAGACAAAAATGATATCTCTAGAATGGCAGAACTAAAAAAGACTGCAATGTATTACGGAGACCCAGGAGACGGCACCTGTGTGTTTGTTCCAGGACTAACAAGAGTTTCTGAAGAAGAATATTCTGAACAAGTTGACAGACTAAATGCTGGACTTATACCTTCTCTAAATGACCTTGGAGCAGTACAAGCAGCCAAGGACACTATTGCTAAATATGGGGATGAGGAGTAATCATGGAAGACAACGATTATGAAATCCACGCAAGAATTGATGATGCAATAAAGAAGGATGACACATTCTCAAAGTCAGATCCATTCAATGGTAACTGGGAAACATTAAAATCTCTTGATGGACTAGAAGCAAACTTTAAAAGACGCATTAGCAGATCTGCAACCAAGATGGTTGAGCCAACAACACAATATACGACTGCAGCACTTGCTGGAAAAAGCGGTATTGATGGAGCACAGTCAAAAGAGATAAACCCAGGGTTAGTATATGTAAATGGCTATGGAATGTTTGATGTTATTACTCCACCATGGAACCTTTATGAATTAGCAAACTACTATGACACTTCATTTGCAAACCACGCAGCAATTGATGCCAAGGTAGAAAACATTGTTGGACTAGGTTATGAGTTTAAGGTTTCTCAAAGAACAATGATGAGACTTGAGTCTTCAGAAGATAACAGTGCAACACAGAAAGCAAGAAAAAGAATTGAAAGAACAAAGATTGAAGCAAGAGACTGGCTAGAGTCACTTAATGACGATGACTCATTTACAGCCACAATGGAAAAGGTTTACACAGACCTACAGTCAACTGGAAATGGTTATCTTGAAATTGGTAGAACAACTCGTGGAGAGATTGGTTATGTTGGGCATATCCCAGCGACAACAATGCGAGTTAGAAGACTAAAGGATGGATATGTTCAGATCATTGGAAATAAGATTGTCTACTTCCGCAACTTTGGTGCAAAGAATCAAAACCCACTAACAACAGATGCTAGACCAAACGAGATTATTCACTTTAAGCAGTACTCACCTCTCAACACATTCTACGGAGTGCCAGACATCATGTCGGCTATCAACTCACTACACGGAGACTCACTTGCTTCACAATACAATATTGACTACTTTGCAAACAAGGCAGTCCCACGCTACGTTGTAACACTAAAGGGTGCAAAACTTTCTGGAGATGCAGAAGATAAGATGTTCCGATTCTTGCAGACAAATCTCAGAGGGCAGTCACACAGAACGCTATATATTCCACTTCCAGGTGATAGCGAAAATAACAAAGTCGAATTCAAGATGGAGCCCATCGAAGACGGTATACAGGACGGCTCATTTAAAGAGTATCGTAAGCAAAACCGTGATGACATCCTGGTAGCACATCAGGTACCACTGTCTAAACTTGGAGGTGGCGATTCTGGATCTATAGCAGCAGCACTTGCACAGGATCGTACCTTTAAGGAGCAGGTTGCAAGACCAGCACAGAGACAACTTGAAAAAATGATCAACAAGATTATTCGTGAAAAGACAGATATCATTGAGTTTGTATTTAACGAGTTGACACTGACAGATGAGATTGCCCAGTCTCAAATTCTTGAGCGTTACGTTAAGAATCAGATCATGACTCCTAACGAAGCAAGAGTTGTTTTGGATATGCCACAGAGAGACGGTGGAGATGAGGTCCTAGACCTTAAGCCAGAAGCAGCAGCAGAGGCAACCACGACAAGAGCAAGAGACGCCGAAAGAACAAATAATAATTCTGACAGTTCATCGACTGTCGCTGGACGAAACCCAAAAGGTGAAGGAAGAAAAACTCCTTAATGTCCAATTTGTCCACAATGTGATACTTATATAAAATGGAGGGTATAATATAATGGTGAGCAATATATCCAAGGCCCATTGGAACTCAGATGGGGAAAATTTACGTCTTTCCATGCCACTTACTAAGGTGGACAAGGAGCGTAGAATCGTTTCAGGATTTGCATCTTTAGACAATGTTGACAAGCAAGATGACATTGTAACAGCAGAAGCATCAATGGATGCGTTTGCAAAATTCCGAGGGAACATTAGAGAAATGCATCAGCCATTAGCAGTAGGCAAGATGGTTTCATTCAAAGCAGATAAGTATTTTGATCCAGACTCAAAGAAGTTTTATAACGGAGTATTTGTATCAGCATATGTTTCAAAGGGTGCACAAGATACTTGGGAAAAAGTTCTAGACGGAACACTAACTGGTTTTTCTATTGGTGGACGTATGAACAAGTGGGATGAAGGGTTTGACGAGAAGTCAGACAAGGCAATTAGAATTATTAAGCAATATGATTTGATTGAGTTGAGTCTTGTAGATTCCCCAGCAAATCAATTTGCAAACATTGTATCTGTTGAAAAAGTTGACGGAGTAAATGTTATTAAGGGTGACGAAACAGTTTTAGAGAATGTTTTTTATGATAAGGAATCAGGTCTCGTAATGGTTTCAGAAAATGAGTCAGAGGTAAGCCCAACTACTGGTGAGCAAATGGAAAATATAGGTTTCGTTGAAAAAACAGATAATGAAAAGACAGACATGATAAAATTCTTAGTTGATAGTGCTAAAGGCATTAATACTTCTAAGATTAACAAGGAGGTACAACCTATGACAAAATCAAAAACACAAGTTGAAAAGACAGATGTAGTTGAAGATGTTGTGGTCGCTCCAGAGGCAGATGCATCAGTTGCAGAAGTTACTGAGGAAGTTGCTAAGGCAGAAGAGGTTGAGACAGCAGATGTTGTCAAGACTGATGAAGTTGTAGCAGAAGAGATTGTAAAAGCAGAAGATGCTGAAGCAGTCGAGGCAGTAACAGAAGCAGTTGTAGAAGTATCTAAGTCAGAAGAGGTAATTGCAGAAGCAGTTACTGAAATGAAAAATACTCTAGAATCAGCCTTTAGCGATCTAGTGTCAACAGTAAAGTCTTTGCAAGCAGAAGTAGAACTTCTTAAGTCTTCAAAGGTCGATGTTGATACAGTAAAGGATTCATTTGCAGCAGTTGCAAAAGATATTGCAGCAGTATCAAATGAGTTTAATGAATTTGGAAAACGAGTAGACGCTGTGGAAGCAGACACCGCATTCCGAAAGTCTGGAGATATCGGCGATATCTTTCAGAATCAACCTGAAACGGTTGAAAAATCCCTATGGGGCGGTAGTTTCCTCAAAACAGCCGATCTATTCAAATGAACAAATCACTAGGAGGTGACAATATGTCAGAAGAAATAATCAAAAACCAGCCAGGCGCTGCGGGAGATCTAGGTGGAACAACACCAGGACTTTACCAGGGTCAAGGTGCTTTCGCATCAGGTGGAATTGGTGGAGTATCAAACCCAGGAGCAGACACACTGGGAAATATTCCAACAGCAACTCTTGGATCAACAAGCGGAGCAAACGCTGTTAACCCTAGTGGTTCAGCCGCTTCTGGAATTTTGCGCCCTGAGCAGGCACGTCGTTTTATCGACTATGTTTGGGATGCAACAGTATTAGCAAAGGATGGCCGTCGTGTAACAATGAAGGCTAACTCAATGGAACTTGAGAAGGTAAACGTCGGTGAGCGTGTAATTCGTGCAGCAGCGCAAGCAGTTGGTAACTACACAAACACAGGTGCAACATTCTCTAAGGTCGAACTTACTACCAAGAAGATTCGTCTTGATTGGGAAGTAACAGCAGAATCATTGGAAGATGGTGTAGAAGGTGACGCTCTAGAAGATCACTTGGTACGCTTGATGACCAACGCATTCGCAAATGATATCGAAGATCTCGCTATCAATGGTGATGGTGCAACAGGAGCATTCTTGTCAATCATGCCAGGCTTTATCAACAAGGTAAAGACAAACGGAGATGCACATGAGTCAGTAGTGACCGTAGCAGATAATGCTTGGACACCTGATGTAATGCAGGGCATCATCAATGCAATGCCACGTAAGTACCGTGCACTTAAGAACAATCTTAAGTTCTACGCAGGTACAGATGCATTCGGTGGAATCGTTAAGAACAACGGTACACTTGCTGATGCAGTAGCAGAAGCATTTGCTGGACAGGTCCCAGGATCAACCCAGGCAAACCGCCAGTCATACCTTGATGGTATCGGACAGACATTCGGTGGAGCACGTACAACACGTGTTCTCGGAATTGAAGTTCAGGAAGTTCCTTACTACCCAGCAGGCTATATCGATTTGACATTCCCTGCAAACCGTGTATGGGGATTCCAGAGAGATATCACTGTAAACCGTGAGTACGTAGCGAAGAAGGATACAATTGAATACACTGTATTCGTTCGCTTCGGTATCAACTGGGAAGAAGAGGATGCAATTGCATTCGCTGACGCTGCAGCAGATGAGTAATCTGTAACAGTACCTTTAATGGGGGGCGGGAGTTCACTCTCCTGTCCCCCTTAATACTTTAATGATATAATACAAACAAGGAGGATACAATGGAAAATAATGATTACAACAAGCCGTTTTCAGTAGAAAATGTAGAAGAGCCAGCACACGTTGAAGCCCCAGTGGTCGAGACACCAGCAGAGCCAGTAGCAGAGCCAGTCGTAGAGCCAGTAGTTGATGCACCAGTTGAGGTAGCAGTCGAGCCAGCAGTTGTCGAAGCACCACCAGCAGAAGAGCCAGTTCAGTCACTAGGATTTACAGAAACAGGTGCTATTGGATCAATGGCAGCAGATGGTCCAAAGAAAGATATTAAGCCAGCAAAGGATCTTGGAGACAAGGTCGCTATCTACTCAACAAGCAATGTTCGTTGGGAAGAAGCAGGTGGAGCCGTATACAGAGGCGTTAATATTGTAACAAAAGACCAAGCAGACAAGTGGCTAACTCGTGCACATGTTCGCTTAGCAACAACCGAAGAAGTACAAAAGGTTGTAAGGTAATTTAGCATGGAGATATTGAGAGTTTCGCCATATGCAGAAGTACCTGCTAATTTTGTAATTCCTGCGGGGATTGTAGATGCAGATATAACTGTTACCATAACGGATATGGCGGACCTTTCAATTTCAACATCAACCTTTACAGAGTCTTCTTCTGGAGAAGTCCTAGAAATTTCTTTGCCAGGAAAGTACGACTCTTCATACAGAGTTGAGATTGTTAAAGATCTTGGAACATCAGATGAGCAAATTTTACAGGATGAAACATACGAGATAGTTAGACCATATATTGATCCATCAACAAAAGCAACAACAGCATCAGACATCGCAGCCTATGCGCTAAATGAGGAAATTGCCAGAGCAATTATTGACTCAATAATCCCAGAAGGATTTTATTATAAGAAAAAGGTTTTACATTTTACAGGAACAGGTGCCGACTATCTTCCAATTTGGGACGATGTTAAAAAAGTTTTAGCGGTATATGAAAACAATAAGTTAGTAGAAGATAGACAATACGAAGTATCATCAGACAAGACGGCGATTATCGAAAAGTCTTCTGATAACATCAATCGTGCAGAGTCTTCTCCACTAGTTTTACCAGCAGCAGCATCGGATTCTTTGGACCCACAGTTTGTATATAGAGGGTTTGGCAAAACATGGGACTACCTAATAACTGTTGAGTATGGATATACAACAGTTCCATCAGACATTATCAGAGCAACAGAGATGCT